TCAGAATATCCCGTCGTTGCTCCAGATATACCGTAATACTCCGGCAGCATCCTGCGGACTGAGCTGTAATATACTCTGATACAACGCTGATTTTATTTCACAGGCCAGTATGGCATCTTTTTCCAGCGTTCCGGCTTCCTCTTTATCCAGTAAATCGCCATAGGTATGGCGTAACCGGAGAAAGACACTGATGTATAATGCGTCAGTTTCTGCCTGAGATAAACCCGGCGCCGTCTTTTTTGCGGGTAAAAACTTAACCGTTGTTCCGTTATCCTGCCCGGCCGGATAAATAAAATCAAAGCACAGTCCCCCGGAAGGATCTTTATCCATTGCATTATTAAATAATGCCAAACGATTTTCTGCATATTGCAGAATAATTTCATCCGGTGTTTGTTGCAGTAATACTTTTCGCTCTGTCGTATTACTGAGGTAAACCATGCGGTAAAAATTCTGTAGTTTGAGGCCGGATAACAGATAACTCCGTCCGGATATCTTGCTGTATTCCATTTCAGCTGTTACGGCTTTCGGTAACAGAGAAAAAAACAGAATAAAAAAGATAAAGAAAGCAGGAAAATACGCTGTAATACGTAACCGGGGTATTGCAGTAAACAGCAAATCAGTCCCCGGCACCGGAGCAGAATTTACGGATACAATACCCGTCTGCATCTGCACTGTCATATCAGCAGATTACCGGGATCATTCCAGTACCAGTTTATCCTGCCCGGCCCGTTCAGCCCAGACATTATATTCTCTGACCAGCGTCATCACTTCATTGTTGGAATCTTTCATTTCCCGCATATGTGCCTGGAGTTTTTTCAGATCACCGGGAAATTCACGCTGAATCTCCTCTGTTTTTTTCCGTAAGCGCTGCATTTCTTTATTTCGTTTTTCCAGTGCGGCCACCAGCATATCCCTGATTTGATTACACTGCGCAATAGCTTCGACTTCAGGAGAAAATTCCGGATACTCCCGCATATCATCATTATCAGTCATAAACGTATTATCCTTGTCTGCAATATCCCGGACATTGATTATAACGTTTTACTGCCGTTATTGTCTCCGCACCTTACCCGCCGGGAAAAATATTACAGTCTGTTTATCCGGCATTATATTTTCACCGGCAGAGATATTCACTGGTTACACATGTGGTAATTAAAAAATATTAATTATGAATATGTATTTATGCGGAATAACTCCGCAAAGGCGGAGTTACCGATATTAAAGATATTAACTCAGGGCATAATCAACCGCTGCAAGCGCATGAATTTCTGTTGTATCAAAGACTGAAATTGCACAATCATTCTGAGAAATCAGCAGCATTATTTCTGTACATCCCAGGATAATACCCTCTGCACCTTCATTTATCATTTTACGGATAATGGTTTTATACTGTTCACGGGATGATTCATTAATAATACCAGAGACCAGTTCCTGATAGATAACATCATGAACAATTTTTCTGTCTGCCGCATCCGGAATAATAATATCCAGATCAAACTTTTCTGTCAGCCGGCCTTTATAAAAATCCTGTTCCATAGTAAATGCGGTTCCCAGCAAACCAACCTTTTTAATACCGGCCTGCTGAATTTTCATTGCGGTAGCATCTGCAATATGCAGCAGCGGAATCGATATTGTCTGTTCAATTCTGTCTGCCATACGATGCATGGTGTTGGTACAAATAACAATAAAATCCGCACCGGCCAGTTCCAGTTTCCCGGCGGCTTCAGTCATTTTCTCAGCCAGTTCATCCCATTTACCGGCATGCTGCAATGCTTCAATTTCACTGAAATCCATTGACCACATCAGGCTTTTTGCTGAATGCGGCCGTCCCAGGCGTTCCATCGTCTGTTCATTAATAATGCGGTAGTAATGCTGCGAGCTTTCCCAGCTCATCCCGCCAATCAAACCAATCATTTTCATGTTGTGTACCCTTTTTATCTGACAGATGATGTGCCGATTTTTTTGTTATTCGCCGGGAAAGCGTACCGCAGGTATCAGTATTTGTCCTTATTTTTGTTTAAGTTATGGTCAGTGATAATAACGTTTAATGATACAGGCAGTAACCGGAGAGAAACAATATTTCCCGCCGGTACGCATATCACTGTATTAAAATACTTATTTGGTCCGGTACCAGCCCATTAATGTGATATAGGCGTTGACGACTGAAATTAATGAACCGCTGCCTGTATTTCCGGTTGTGCCGGAGATGGTGTGGGTATGCGCGCCGATTGCTACAGTATGAGCATGATTTCCGGCACTTCCTGATGTCTGTGCTCTCGGTCCGAACCATGTATCATGTAATGAAAATCTGGTACTTCTCCCACCTTCATACCATTCATTATAAGTATGGGTATGTGCTCCGGTTGTATTAGTCGTCTTCGTCCCGTAATCAAAACTTGACGTAGAGCCGGAGAAACTATGATTATGCGACGGTAAATTGGCTGCTGTTAATGTAATATTATCACTGCCGCCGCTGCTCAGTATATTGCTGCCACTGCTGTTTGCCAGACGAATGGTTTTATTTTCACCGATATAGGACCAGGTTGTTCCCGGAAATAAGTCATTCGGATTTTTATTTTGTGCAAACCAAATAACGACCCCGACAGGATAAATCGTATCGATATTTACCGCGTTTTTCAGTGCTTCTGTTACTGCATTCTGGCTCATAACCGATGTGGATGAATTACCGGTGTTCTGCACAATGGCTGTCTTATCCACCTTTTTATTCAGATCGGCATTAAGGGCATATTCCCCCGCCGGCTGATAATTCCCTTTCGGCTGATAACGGCCATCCCCCTCTGTTTTGGTATAAACATCGGTTTTTAACGCATAATTCCCGGCCGGGGCGTAATTGCCTTTCGGCTGAAAAGCAGTATCCGATTCTGCTTTGGAATAACTGTAACCTTCCGGCAGATAATTTCCCGCAGGCTGGAATTTTTGATCACATTCCCCTTTACTGTAAGCGCCCGTCTCTCCGGCGGTTATATCCGCTTTCAGTTCTGCCCATGCTGTTCCGGCAGCCGGTTCAGTGGTGTTATTTTCAATCTTTGACTGCCAGGTTTTGTTTTTATGATACACCGTACTGCGGACAGCATACGGTTTACCGGCTTCCTGCCAGACCGGGACACCAAAGGACTGCATTTCGCCGACCGCTTCCGTAATATCGTGAAACAGACTATTCATCTTCTCACGTTCGATATCCTTGGCAGCAGGATCCGTTGCCTGGTCACGCTCGTAGTCATACCCGTAGCCCTGGGTATAGGAAACCGCGCCGTCAGCCCGGATGTCATCAGGAATAGCAGTGCGGTCCCCCTGTGTTGCAAAGGGGACTTTAAATAATTTAGTCATACGTTTTATGCTCCGAAGTTACTGCTCAGGAAGTTTTTCCGGTGTTCACCGTGACCAAAGGCTTTTTTGGTCACAATCCGGTATTTGACGCCGACGCCGGACGGACGCGGCATAAGATCGAAATTTTCCAGCAGAACGCGCAGGCGCTCGTCAGGATTAAAATTAAATACATAATACAGATACGTCATATCCAGCGGATCGAGCACAAATACCCTGCTGTCTTTATTGCCGAAGAACCGTTCGAGGAATTCATTGATATTGCTGACTGTCGGGCTTTGCGTCAGATTGAAGTAACGAATGCGGATGATCAGGCGCTTTTGTTCCGGTGTCAGAGACAGCGTGTAGTCCGCATTTCGCCGGAAGTTTGCGCTGAAATTGGCTTTTTTCTTTCCGAACCCGGTACCGATCTTTTCTTTATCACTTGGCGGGATATCCACACCAAGCGGGACATCCAGTATCCGCGCCCAGATACCAAGACCAAAATCGGTGGCGGTATCGATATTAAACACATCGTTGTACCAGTTCTGCCAGAAGCTGACGGTCGCCCGATCAAACCAGTCCGATTTATATTGCGCCAGCGCTTTCAGATTTTCCGCGTCTTCATACTGCCATAACAGTGCCCGCAGCAGATCTGAATGAAATGAAAACGACTGAATGGAGTGTGTCATACAAACACCACCTGAACCGCGCTGCGGTTAATTCTGGCGACTTCCGTCAGTTTTACCGGATAAATATCCGGAGACCAGTGTGTGCCGTCTGCGGATAATTCAACGCGGGTGATAAACAAGCGCGGCTCTGCGGCGTTAATCCCGGCAGAGATTTCAAACGGTGACACTTCCCGTCCGGCCACCAGCCCGCCATCCCCCTCAGTATCACCGTTTGCCCATGATTCCACTGCCGCCGGGATAATCGCCTGCGCATCCAGCGCCGTTTTTTTGACCATCACACGACAAAACAATACAACCTCTTTTGCCCGATCAAATTTTACCGTGTACGTCTGCCCGCTGACCGGCTCCGTCACCTCAACCTCCTCACTGCCGTTATAAGCAGCACCGATAGTTTTGGTCCGCAGCAGTGCGGCGGCAATTTCCTGACTTTCCCCACCCTCGACGCAGACATACACACTGTGCGGTACAAGCGTAATGCCGTCCTCTTCCATCGGGACATTGGTGTAGTTTTCCCGGTAGGCCAGAGAGCGGACCCCCTCCAGTTCATACAGTGCGGAGGTCATAGCCTCTCCGACACTGACAGTGTTTTTTGCCAGCGTCAGTTTACGGCGGCGGCGGGACTGTAAATCAGATTCCGCATTCCGCCCGGTAACAGCACCGGTGGGGTTAGTGACGGTTTCCCACCCGAGAACAGAGCCGGCCACCGTCATCAGCTGCCCGGCCGGGCACTCAACGGGACCGGTATCAACCGCCCGCATATCACCGCTGATAGTGCCATTTTTACCGATAATCAGTACTTTTGTCGTGGCAAAGGTGTCACCGGCCAGTGTTTCAGCCAAAGACCCCTTCGGGATAATCGTGCCCGGCACACCACCGAACTGTACCTGCGTCAGGATCGATCGGGTGGCATCTCTGCGCTGACCGCCCATCAGAGCCCAGATAGCATCCAGAAATACCCCTCCGGCAAGATCCGGGTTTATCTGATTCGCCAGTTCCGCGTTATTACGCACAACAGCATCACGATTCTCCGTCTCCATCGTGATCATCACCCCCTGCGGGGTTTCCGGCGAAACATCAAGATCCTGACCAAACACCGCCTTAAACTCATTTTCAACGGCTGTGCGCTGCTCAGCAGTATCCGGGATAATCACGCCGGATGAGGTAATATAGTTATATTCAGCCATTTAACCTGATACTCCCGTATTCAGTTTGTAAAACAGCGGTATAGCTCAGATTGTTATCTTTCAGCGTGGCCGCGAATGAAATCACTTCTGTGACCTGCGGGATCTCTCCTATCCGTTCACGGAATGCCGTTTCAAACACCGGCAGATCCGCCTGCCGTCCGAACGTGGTTTTCCAATACGGAATGCCCTTGTCCTGCTTATGCAGCATTTCGCCGCGCAATGCCTTGATATACTGAGCACAGCTGTTTTTTACTGCCTGTTCATCGCGGGCGATGGCGAGATTACCATCTCCCCCGGTGAACAGATCATTATTTTCACTGACATCAAATGTCATCATACCGGTTCTCCTGAATCCTCATTTCCGCGCTGAATGCCGCTGTGTTTGTGAGTTGAGCCGATATCTTTGCCGTTATGCTTCAGAGTGCCCCCCGACGCATTGCTGTCACCATTCACCGCATGATTGCCGTTAATGGTCACATTTCCGGTATAAATGGTTTCCGGCGCATTCACCTCAAACAACGGCGTATCCAGTACAGCTTTATCGCCGTGCAGCGATAAGCACACCGAGCCATCAGCAGACTGCACTACCAGCGCATCCGTATTTTTGCCGTCGATTACCCAGCCTTTGAGCGTATCAGGGAAAAACATGGCATCACTGAACGTGTGCAGCCGTGCGGTATTCGGTTCATCCTCCAGCCCGCCGCGCTGGAAGACCAGACTGATATCCCGGTCATTGGCTTTCAGCCAGCCAAAGTCCCCGGGTTTTACCGGCATGCGGATAAAAAAACCACCGCCGCCGAAACGGAACACCGGTATATTCGCCAGCACGCCGCGTGCGACTTTCCTGCCGCCGGTTGTCACCATCATCACCAGCGGTTTGATCACCGCCCGGTTGCTGGTGTCGTCATAACTGACTACCGTTGCGGGCAGCATATCGTCAATATTCATCAGCAGATTACGGAACGCAGCCGCAAACTGTCCGGCCAGACTGCCGTCACTGGCCATATCACTATTAGGTTTATTCATTGTTTTACCCGTGTCAGGCCCGTTTGCAGGTTGCCGTGTAGAAGAATGCATCTTCATGTGAGGCGATATCGAATTTCAGTTGCTCGATGATGTAATCCCCGTTCAGCGACGGGTTGAATTTGCTGTCCAGCCGCAGCATACCGCCGAGACAGGATTCACCGTCGATCAGATAAGAGACTTCCAGCCCCTTTTCTGTTGCTTTCGGGATCCCGATCATGCCGGTTTTCTGACTCAGAATCCGCAGCCTGCCGGACAGCGCTTTATCTCTGTCTTTCACATACAGCACATCGTCGTCTATAAACGCTTTCACATTCCCGGCATCCTGTAAGCGCTCAATCTGCTTCAGTGCGGGACCGCAGAAATACCAGTTAGCGACATTTTTATCTGTCGCCTGAAAATCCAGTGAAACACGACAATCTTTTGCGATTTTTGCTGCGATCTCACTCATTTTTGACATTGCCTGCCCTCCGGAGGTGACAATATCGCGCGTACCGGCATTACCGGTTTTGGCTTTCAGCGTCAGTGTTACATCCGGTGGTGATGCGATTTCAGCACTGACTATATCGCCGGTAAAAATCCGGAATACACCGGTGCTGCGCCGCCCGGCTTCCAGGATAATCCGGTGGGGTGTTTTACTCTCCGCAAAAGGACTGGTTTCCGTCAGCAGCATATTTCGGGTTTGTGTATTCAGACCATCAATACGGAACGAACAATCATTCTGTAACGGATTGGCATATTTCGTGCCCGAGGCATGCATTCGCATACCTTCATACCATTGCAGACGGCCGTTAACTTCAACAGCACAGCGTATCCTGCGTAAATCAATCATCATCCCCCCGCCAGACCAGTGTCTGTGTTTTTCCGAACTGTTCCCACCAGGGCAGCGCATCTCCGCCGGTCAGTAACATAAAATTACCGCCGGACGTGAGATAGCGGTACGGGATCAGCGGCTGTTCCGGAAGCATCCGCATTCCCTGAACGACAATCTCATCGTCGCAGCGGATGTCACAACACATTACCCCGTGCGCGGTTTTGATGGTCAGTTCCCATTCCTGTTCACTCAGCGTGACCCGCAGGCGCTGATTCGGCACAGTATTCAGTGGTATAATCTTCATTTGCCCCCCTGGTTACCGGCAGCACCGCTGACCGATTTCACGGTTGCAGATCCTTTTTTTACCGGAGCCGGTTCTGCCGTCTGAGCCTGTACTTTGCCGCAGTTCATCGTGCTGCTCTGTTTTTTCTTCACCACTTTACGCGGCGGTAATTCGCCGTATTCCGGCTCGATCACCCGCCACTCCGTTAATGTCAGCGAGAGCCTGAGCACATCGGTCATTTCCGGTGTTTCATCATGATTAAAACCGGTGATCAGCATCGGCCCGTAGGCTCTGACCCGGGTTTGGATACACACCAGTTTGTGGCCGTCATACGCCTGCTGTATTGCCTTAAATTCATCTTCCGTTTCACCGGTGATCATTAAATCCATACTGATAGTCACCGCATTAACCACAACATGGTCACTGCGTGTTTCACCGGACTCCACCTGAAATGACGTGGCTTTGTGGCTGTCAGAGATCGTCAGCTTCACCGGGCTTGCTGAATCAAACAGCGTGACAAATGAATTCACATCAAAGATTTTGACTTCTGTTATCATTTCTCCATCCCCGAGTTATATTCATGCCCCATATTTTCAATATGCTGCCGCAGCACCTCAACGATATCCGCCGCTATGGTCTGCGGATCACCGTCTTTGGCAACAATACGGAGTTCACCGATTGAGACATTACTTTCATTGCTGACAGCGGACTGATTACTGATCGTCCCGCTGGTCAGGGATGCCATCGGACTGGCCGCCAGCGTGGTGACATGGCCGGTGATTTGCCCGGCAAGTTGCAGCGTTTCCTCATCACTGAGTGCCGTTATTTCCGGGAAACGGTATTCAAGCGTGCCCTTCGTACTGATTGTGCGGTTAATTTTCTGCTCAATTTCAGCCGAATCGCCCATGCCGACCCAGCCTTTTACCGTGCTCCAGCCCTCTTTAATCAGATCCAGACCTTTGTTGATCCAGCCGAGGATCTTTTCAACTTCCTTCCACAACCACTTAAATATGCCAACAACGTTATCTGACACGGTATCAAAGACCGCTTCAAACTCCGTTCCCCAGGCCATCACCTCTTTAATACCTTTCGTCAGCCAGCCAATAAATTCATTCAGGGATGTGCTCATCGTGTTGTATGCCGCAACGACAATATCCGCCACAACGCCAATCACCGACATAATGAAATCAAACAGGACACCAAACGCCTCCCACACCGTGAGAATGACTGCTTTCAGTCCCGGATAGCTGTCGAGTATCCGTCCGATCATCGAGTCATTGCCGTCGATGAAATTCATGATATCGTCATAGACCAGTGCAAAAACCGCCGCCAGCAGGAGAATACCCGCCACCACCGCCATAACCGGCAGCATGGCGGTCCATGTACTGATCTGTGCCAGTTTCATAGCGTGAACATATTTGCCGGTCACTGCGGCCGCAACTGCGATAAAAAATCCGGTCACAAAATTTTTGTTTTCTTTGGCGAAAACAACGATTTTTTCCAGCCAGTCCAGTCCCTGAGCCAGCACCGGGATCAGCATGCCCATCAGGCTGTTTTTCAGAAGACCGGAGGATTGCTCCAGGCTCAGCATGGCTTTATTGAAACTGATGGATTGCTCAATACTCTCGCGGGTGATGCCGCCATAGTCTTTCTGCGTTTCCATCATCCGGGATAATTCTTCCCGCCCCTTCATCAGCAACTCAACAGTGCTGTCATCCGTAACACCCAGTCCGCCGAGTGTCTTTTTTGCCTCACCGAATGACATGCCCTGCACTTTATCTGCAGTCTGTAATACTTTCTCCATCGAATCCCCGGCAAAACCGAATGATTTTGCCATCGCGGATAAATCAGCCTGTGCTGCGCTGCGTGTTCCGCCGAGTGCGGAAACCGCCCCGGAAAAAGCATCCACATCCTGTGTGGTGATACTGATTTCCCGGCCTAATTTATCAATGGATTCAATTTCAACGGCACGGGCTGTCGCATCACTGATAAGTCCGGTGATCGTCGTTGAAATACCGGCAAAATTAAGGGATTTTTCCGCCAGTGCCGCGACTTTATCAAATGCGGCCTGCCAGGCAGCACCGGTATCACCGAGTGCTTCCTGCACTTTTTTCTGAACATCAATTTCTGCTGCCGCAGCCGCGTTTCCTGCGTTCCGGGTCTCTGAGATGCTGTTTTGCAGATCATCATGCTCCTGCTTCAGCGTCCTGAATGCCTCATCAGTCTCCCCGCCGGCATACTGTATCAGCGAGGCCACCATGGCACTCAGTTGTGTGCTCATCCCGCGGGTCTGCCCTGTGACTTCTTCGGCATTACTCTCAAATTCAATCAGGTGACGGCCGCTTATATTTTCCTCCTGCGACCGCATCTCTTTCAGCAGGCTGCCGAACGACAGCGTATTTTTCTGTGCGTTTTTAATATCATCAAAGATGTCATCCGCGGAACGCCGGAGATTATCAAGCGCGTCGTTTGTCTGACTGACATCAGATTCAATTAACTGAAAAACGGTTTCCGTCAGCGACATTATCTATCCTTTAAAGCGGCCAGCGCTTCGTTATATCTGTTGGTAATGGCGATTTCCCACAGATCCAGTGCCTCCTCCAGATCTACTGAGGTTTTGAGTTCGCTGAGGGTGGCGAGTTTTTCGCTGATGATGACTGCAAAGAAGCTATCAGCGTTTTTATAACTGACGGGAGTGAAATGCCTGCCCTGCTGAGCAGGGAGGGGAGGAAATTTCGGTTCCCGTCTTTGCCGAAAAAACTGGTGTTGTACTTCAGCATTTCCAGTTCAAGCCGGATCAGTGATTCCCCGTCCGGTACATGGTTATCAATCAGTGTCTGTGTTTTCAGCGGGATCTCTTCGCCGCTGACCGGCACACACACATACGCCATCATTTTCAGCATCGCGTCCTTACTGACTTCGTAGTCACCGATTTTCGGTGCATTGGACAGCGGATATTTGGCGAGAATTTCCCGCCCGGTTATCGCCGGTAACCGGCTGATGATAAAGGTTTTCTCAACGCCGTCGGCATCTTTTACCGCCACTTCTTTCGGTTTGATCAGCATATTTTTATTCCGTAAAAAAGCGGGCCGCAGCCCGCCTGTGATTAACGATTACGAGTAAAATCAAAGTCCTGGAATACAAACGTATATTGTTTGGATTTCAGACGCCCCGCGCCGGCCACTGAATTTCCGCGGCTGCCGCTGGTAATACGGCCGTTACGTGCTGTGGTGGTCGCACCACTGCCGTAAGAGGCAACCATCGTGATAACATCCCCTGCGGTGCGGCGGCCTCTTTTCGCCGTGTTGGCATCCAGCAGGATAGCCAGATTCTGATCTTCCTCACTGCCGGCCGGGACATTGATAGTCACCGTCTGCGGAGCCGGTGCTGACCAGCTCAGCAGGTTACCGTTGATATCCACACCCGTTTTGACAATCTCTGTCGCCGGAAAATCCAGCGGGTCCGCATCATCCGCAAAGGCGGTGATAAGAATACCGGACGGAAAAGTTTTGCTGGCTTTCACCACCAGTGCGAGACCGGTTGCTGATACTTCAATCATATTTTTCTTCCTTACTTACACTAAGTTATGTGAGCCTTCGACTTTACGGACCCAGTCACCTTTGCCGTAAATCAGCACATATTTCATGACATACTCCGGCAGACCACTTTTGCCGGTGTTTTCGGTGATTTTCGCGTCATACCAGTAGCCTTTGTCCTGCACATCGTGCCAGGCCAGGTCATCGCCGGAAGCATCTGCCACTGCGATTTTCTGTACTTCTGTCAGGTTTTTACCGGCGAGAATAGTGCCGTTATCAATGGCTTTGGTAACGGCACCGGCGATCACCATCAGCGCCTGCGCTTCACCGTCTTTGTTGGCCGGAACCCCGCGGGTCGCCAGCAACAGGCTGAACCACTGCTGCGCGATATACGCTTTCAGCCACTGTTCGTTTGCATGGACACTCATATCCAGCGGATCAGACACACCACCGCACAGGAAACCGCGCTGGTAGAAACGAATTTGTGAACCGGCCACGGCGGTTTCGCCGTAATAATTCACACGCAGCTTATCGAAACGATCCGCGTCCGCATCTTTGGTCACCTGTGCAGGGAAAGTGACCCCCAGCTGACGGAACATGTAGTTAGTCGCGGCATTCGTGCGGTCATAATCAGTTGCCGCCATCACCGCCATCGGCAGTGCCTGGATAAAGTAACCGTTATCCGTTTTCAGATTCAGGCCGACAGACGCCGTACCCGCCAGAGCGGCACTTAACTCTCCGGCCTCTGCGGCAGTCACACTGAGATGAAGCTGATATTTCACATTTTCACCGGCAACATACTGTGCCAGCGGTACTGCCTGCTCTGCCGCCAGTTCTGAGAGGAATGTCGCGCTGCCGAATGAGTCAGATACCTGCTCTGCCGCCATAAAGGCTTCCAGCGGCGTTTGTGCCGGGTGACCCTCAGATGACAGACCGGACGATAACCCCATAGCCTCCGCCAGTGCAGAATACGCCACACCGGCAGAGACACTTTCCTGAACTCCGCCGTTCAGTTCGAATGCACTGCTCTGTGCATTAAACGTGAGATAGCTGCCCGCAAACTGCGGTTCACTTTCAGCATTCAGTTTTGCCTGGATCAGAGAAGCGATGTCGGCATAGGATTTAGCCGCAGATAAATCCAGATCCTGATAGTTTTTGGTAACCCGGCCGATAGATACGGACAGCGTGCCGTCAGTAATTGCCGCCAAATCTTCCAGCGCAGCCGCTTTGACACCAAACAAAGCCGGAGTGCGCCCGACGGGTGCGTATGAGGCAATTTGCAGCTCTTTCGGTTTACTGACCGGTGCCGGGCTGACATAACTGAAGTACTGACGGGCAAACTGTGCTTCCGGCGAATCCGCCCCCAGTAATTCATCAACCTGACCCGGTGCAAATTCCAGTACATGACCGGCCGGAATTTTAGGATCAGCGGAGAATAACCGTGCGGTCAGCTTACGCTCAGGCACAGCAGAAGCGCCGATAACCGCAGAGGCGATATCGACATAGCGTGTTTGTTTAATTGGCATAATAAAACCTTATATGCAGTAAATATCCGGGAACAGCGCTGAAACAACACCGGTCTCCGGGCGGAGTGTACGGGTAAACGTCACATTGAAATCAAAAGAAGGTGCCTGTCTGTAATGACCCTGATCATCAGCCAGATAAGGCACCCGGATAGCCCCGGCACGCTGAACGCCGGCTCCCTGTTTGTTCAGCGCTTCGGTAAAGGGCAGTGAATTCACAATCATCCTGACTGCAGCCACAATATCACCGGGGGTATGCGTCTGAGATTCAGTAATAAACCCCTGAATCCGGTATTTTTTTTCAGTTATCTGGCTTTCGGTATGATTGGCATTTTGTCCGCTGACGGCATAACTGCGTTTCTGCCATCCTGCGGGAGTTTCACCAACCGGATAAAAGGCAATAAAATCCTCACCGGAGATATGATTTTCCGGAAAGAACCCGGCTTTAACCCACGTGGTAATACCGTGATTTTTCAGCTCAGTAACCAGCTGGTTATAAATAATTAATTCAATGTCTTTATCATTCATTCTTACCTCAGTGCATGTGAATAATATCTGCCTCCTGTCCGGCCATAAAAAAGCCCTGCTCTCAGGCAGGGCAAAAAACACCGAATTCCGGCACGTTATATTACAGACGAATAATGCTTTAATTTCTGTCAGGAAACCGTATATTAATGGTATCGGCTGCATATCAAAAAACCGGACCGGAATAATGGATAAGTATTACAACAGCAAATCAACTCAGGAACTGGCTGATGGTTTAGAGCTGTACCTGAAACAGGCGTATATTCATCCTCTCTATATCAACTGCGACTGTGAAGATGAGGGAGCAGAAGAAGCGGAATTTTATTTAAACGCACTTTTTTTACGTGATCCTGATTTATCCCGTGACTTCCGAAAAAAAATACTGGAATCGCCGGTAATTTGTAATGACTATTTTAAATCCCGGTGTCTCTCTTTTTTACTGATGTCTCCGGAAAAATACCATGAATACAGTATTCAGTATTTATCTGATCACCATGATATATTACCGGTTTCTTTTCTTCAGCAGGCGATGTTTTACTTTGAGTGTGCAAAGTATGACCCCACTGACAATTATCATGTCCCGGACTCATTAATAATAAAGCTTAAATCCCGCTATCATGTTGTCAAAGATGATAACAATACCGCCGCTTATGAACTTGCCGGATTAAAAGAAACCTACGATGGTTTTTCTGTCGCTTATCCTTTACCGTGATACGCAATTCGTCATTTTTTACAGATTAACACGTTGTTTGCGGCCGCACCAATGTGCTCCGGACTATCACAAAACACCCTGCCGGAAATACAAAAAGGCACCCGGTGTCATGAGTGCCTTTTGATATACAAGTCGTCATTTTTTACAGATTAGCACGCTGTTTGCGGCCGCACCAATGTGCTCCGGACTATCACAAAACACCCTGCCAGAAATACAAAAAGGCACCCGGTATCCTGAGTGCCTTTTGATATGCAAGTCGTCATTTTTTACAGATTAGCATGCTGTTTGCGGCCGCACCAATGTGCTCCGGATATCCGGACATGCCTTATAAACCATGTCCATATCCAGCAGAACATCCAGCGCTTCAAGACAGCCGTATATAAAACTCTCCGCGATCTGAACCTGTTTACGGATTTCATCTTCACGAACTTTAAATTTGCGCCCGATAGCCCGCTTACTCATTCCTTTTACATAATAATCCATGATACATTCGCGCTCACGTTCCAGGCCGGCCGTTCCGAGCACAGACACACAGCGGTCGATAATCCGTCCATCTTCATCACTACAGGATACTCTCTGCCTGCTGTTGCTCTGAGCCAGCTCACGGAAACCGGAGGAAACACGGGCCCAGCCCATACCGGCACAATGATCACCCGCCGCCCATCCGCCCCAGTGCAACAGTATCTTCTGAATGTCTCTGCCCAT